ACAACAACATCACTCTATGGCAAGACCAAGGTTGGTGGGTTATCTCAGTATGATAATCTTGATTACTGGCAACCAATGGGCTTTACTGCTGGCTCTGTATCGTTTGAACCATTACAAGAAACTCGGTATATGATTCGTGAGTGGTTGAAAACAAATCATACACGAAAGTATTTTGAATGGTATGTAGCAAAGAAACCATCAGGCCAACCACACAAAAGAGATCATAAGAATCGGTCATTGAACTTTGCATACTCTCAGTTGAATGTGCCAAAAGAATTGATTCGTTCTGAACATGCAAGAGGTATCTACTACACACCTTTGTATGATAAAACGATTGACTTTCTTCAAGGCAAAGATGATGGCAAAGATATGAAAAAACTGTTCGATACGAGTGTAGAATCACTAAGTAGTATATGGAAGCACAAACATGCAAAAGGCCGCATCAAGCAGCTGGCAAAGAAGAATAAGGTATCGACAGACACTTTGTTCTATGATGATTTGTGTTACCTGACCTGGCTTGAGGCAAAGAATAAATATTTGCCACAAGTCGGGAGGTAATTTGTTATAATGTTTCTAATGCGGTGAGTCCGAGACAGCCTACCCCCGTAGGTAGAAAGGTTTAACTCCTTTGAACCGCTCCATCCAAGTAAGTAAGTAGTCACTAACTTGTGTTGTGAAAAAACAACAAGTAGCTTGACTTCTTATTCAATTGGTAGTATAATTGGAATATACAGTTGACAGAGGCTATTATGACCGCATTTACTACTGAAACAAAATCTCAATTAGCAAAATTACTTGCTACCGAAAACATTCGCATCGAGCATAAGAAATTGCCGACCGCTGCGTTTGATCCTAAAAACCGTGTTCTCTATTGTCCCATTTGGAAAGACATGTCTGGCGACTTGTATGACCTTTTGATGGGTCACGAAGTTGGCCATGCTCAATATACACCAGCTGACGGTTGGCATGATGCTTCTTGCGCCAATGGTAAAAACTTCAAGTCATTTTTGAATGTGATTGAAGATGCCCGTATCGAAAAGAAAATCAAACGAAAGTACCCTGGTCTCCGAACTTCTTTTGTTCGTGGTTATAAAGAGCTCATGGATCGTGACTTCTTTGGCATTGGTCGCCGTGATGTAAATAAAATGTCATTCATCAATCGTTTGAATCTCTACACCAAATCTGATTATACTATGTCCATTCAATTTGGTGCAAAAGAAAAAGAATTGGTTGACCGTGTTCGTGCTGTAGAATCTTGGGACGATGTTCTCAAAATTACTGGCGAAGTTTATGCCTATGCAAAAGAAGAACAAGAAGAAAACGAAGAACTGCAATTTCAATTTCCACAAAGCGGTTACGGCGATGATGATGAAAATGATTCTGATGACTTCAGCGATTCTGGTGATACTGGTGAAGAATCTGAAGGTCAAGACAGTACCAATTCAAATGGTACCAAAGAATCAGATGAAGAAGGCGAACAAGAAGGCCAGATGAAATCTGAATCGAATGAAAATGCTGGAGACAATGAATCTGAAGAAGGTAATGAAATAAATCGTCACAAGTTTTCTCAAGAATGGGAAGGCAATGATATGCCTGAACCCACATGCGAGACAGATAATAATTTCCGTCAGCGTGAAGTAGAACTGCTTGATGACAAATCAAAAGATTATGTCTATGTTTCTTTCCCGAAACCTAACCTTAGTCGTATCGTGACACCTGCAAAACGAGTACATGAGTTGATTACAAAACATTACAACGAATATTATAGTAACGGTGATTACTTTGAATCCAATGTGACCCGTTTGGTCAATGAATTCAAAAAGAAAAATGAGAAGTATATCTCTCTGCTCGCCAAAGAATTTGAAATGCGTAAAGCTGCCGCTAAGTTTGCAAAAGCGAAAGTTGCAAACACCGGCGACATTGACATTTCTCGCCTTTACAAATATCAGGTTGATGACAATATCTTTCGTAAGACAATGAAAGTTCCTAACGGCAAGTCGCATGGTCTTGTAATGATTTTTGACCGTTCTGGTTCTATGAATGACAATCTAAAAGGTTCAATTGAGCAGATGCTTGTGCTTACAATGTTCTGCCGCAAAGTGAACATTCCTTTTGTTGTTTATGGTTTTGGTAATGCAATTTCTTCCCGTGCTGTTGATTATCCTGAAGAAGAATACAGCGGTCGTGAAGTGTTCTCAAGTGGCCAAAACGAACTTGCCATTGGTGGTGTCTTCTTGCGTGAGTATATCAATTCAAAAATGAGCAATGCTGAGTTTACAAAAGTATTACGAAACATGGTTGCTCTGATGAATTCGTATGGTAGTAGAAATGGTCCTGGCCGTATGTTTCGTCCACCAGAATCCGAAGAATTGAGTAACACACCAATGAATGAGGCATTTGTTGCTCTTGAACCAATTACTCAACAGTTTCGCAAAGTGAATAATCTTGACATTGTGAATACGGTTCTTATTCATGACGGTGATTCTGACTGGTTTAATGGACAGTTTCATACACCAAATGCCGATTTTAGATGGAGTGCTTATTATCCCAGCCGTGAGAATGTCTTTATTGTTGACAAAAAACTCAAAAAAGAGTTTCGTTTGAACGATAATGATGACATGCAGAAGATTGTGATGGAGTGGTATCAAGCTCGAACTGGTTCTAAGATTTTTGGTTTCTATCTTGGTGATCGTGTGAAAGAAATGATTCGTAGTCACTATGTTGATGAACAAGGTAAAAACTTTTTTCAAATTTCTTCTTACGAAGAAAAAAATGCTTTAGATGAAAAAATCAAGTTACTGACCAAAGAAATGAGAAAGGCTAAATTTCTTACCTCATATAAAAGAGGTTATAGTAAATTCTTTTTGATTTCTGGCGGCAAAGAACTTGAGATCGATGACGGTGAATTTCAGTTTGAATCTGAAAGTGACAAAGTGAGTGCAAAGAAACTTGCCAGCGCATTTATGAAATTCAACGAAAAACGGCAAGTAAATCGTATTCTAGTTCAGAAATTCATTGAAGGCATTGCAGTTTAGAGTGTTGTTTTTGTGCAACAGATGGGCTTGACTTTCCACCTGTTTCTTGTTATAATGTTTGTATATTGATTGATAGGAGTTTATATTATGTCTGTTCGTGCCGCTAATCGTCAAAAGTTTATTGATGCTCTTGTTGCTACTGGTAAAGATACAGTAACGCTTGACGAAATCAAAGAAGTCGCTTCAAATGTTGGTGTTGCTCATCCTTACTGGTTTACAAATGATGCTGATAACAAGCTTCGCCGTGGTGTCTATCGTGTACCCGGTGCTTCAGTTGTAACACAACCTGCTGTCGCTGCTGAAACAATCAACATGCAGGCTCAAGTGATTGAAATGCCAAAAAATCGAATTACATCGGTTCTTACCGACCTTGAAACCGAGAACATTGTTCCTCAGGTCTACAAAAACTATGTGCCGTTCGGTCATTTTGATGACCTTGTTGCAATCATTAGTTCAAATCAATTCTATCCTATCTTCATTACTGGTCATTCAGGTAACGGCAAAACAATGTCTGTTGAACAGGCTTGTGCCAAACTCAAGCGTAAGTTTATTTGTGTCTCAATGACACCTGAAACTGATGAGAGTGATCTATTTGGTAACTACATTCTAATCAATGGTCAAATGGAATGGCGTGATGGTCCTGTGACTGTTGCTGCTCGACAAGGTGCCGTGCTTTGTATTGATGAGATTGACTATGGTGCTCAGAATCTTTCCAGTCTTCAGCGAGTGCTTGAAGGCAAACCATTCTTGCTCAAGAAAAAGAATGAGTTGATTACACCTGCCGCAGGCTTTACTGTAGTTGCTACTGCGAATACAAAAGGTAAAGGTTCTGATGATGGTCGTTACATGTTCACCAACATTCTGAACGAAGCGTTTCTTGAGCGTTTTCTGAATACTTATGAACAAGAATGGCCGACTGCCCGTATTGAGCAGAAGATTATCAAGAAAGAACTAACCTCTCTTGGTCGTCCTGATGATGAGTTTGCTGAGAAACTTGTTACATGGGCTGAAGTGATTCGCAAAACCTTTGAACAAGGCGGTTGTGACGAAGTGATTTCCACTCGCCGTCTAGTGCATATTGCCAAGACCTACTCTGTGTTCGGAGACAAGATGAAGGCGATTGGGCTTTGTCTAAATCGTTTTGATGATGACACAAAGATTTCATTTACCGACCTTTACACTAAGGTCGATGCTGGTGCTAATACTGAAATATTGATGGCAAAAACTGAAGAAGTACCAGAAGAAAGAATTCAATCTGAAGAAGTTCCTTTCTAGTGAGCGTCAGTTTGACCCATCGGCAACGATGGGTCTTTTTTATACTTTTACCGTAATAAGTATTGACTTACTCACTTATTTGTAATATAATGTACATATTGCAGAGAAGAATCGCCTCTGTAATGTTTCTCTAAAGTGCGATTCAATTTTCATGGAGTATTTCGTAATGTCTGTAAAATCTAAAGTTCTTGCTTACCTCTCTAAAGATTCTGAGTTCAACACTCTTACCGCAAACAAGATGCGCTCTGTTTTCGGTGCAAAGAATCCTTCTGCCGTGATTGATGAGCTTCGCAAAGAGGGTCATGCAATTTATTTGAACACCCGTATCAATGTAAACGGTGAGAAAGTTGCTTTCTATCGTCTTGGTACTCCTACTAAGCGCATGATCGCAGCTGGTATTGCAGCTCTGCGTCAATCAGGATTTCGTGCTTTTGCCTAAAAAAGTTTAGAAATTCGATGGAGGAAGTAATACATATAGGTGTTACTTCCTCTTTTTTTATTTTATGGGTACATTATGGAAATTCAAATCAAAGTTGACGAACTGAGAAAAAACAAACTGTTCATTGCAACACCAATGTACGGTGGTATGGCCCACGGTCTTTATATGAAATCAGCACTTGACCTGCAAACGACCATGTCAAAGTATGGTGTCGAAACAAAATTCTCATTTCTTTTCAACGAATCACTTATTACACGAGCAAGAAATTATTTGGTAGATGAATTCTTGCGTTCTGGTTTTACTCATCTACTTTTCATCGACTCTGACATTCATTACAGTCCACAAGATGTTATTGCTTTGATGGCTCTCGACAAAGATGTAATCGGTGGTCCTTATCCTAAGAAGTCAATCAACTGGGCGAATGTTGCTTATGCTGCACGAAATCATCCTAATCTAGAACCAAAAGAACTTGAAACACTTGTTGGCGAGTATGTCTTCAATGTTGTAAAAGGTACATCGCAGTTTCAAGTAACCGAACCTCTTGAAGTGATGGAGATCGGTACTGGTTTTATGATGGTCAAGCGTGAAGTTTTTGGTAAGATGGAAGAAGCTTATCCAAACATTCGTTACAAACCAGATCATGTTGGTCAGGCTAACTTTGATGGTACACGATACATTCATGCTTACTTTGATACTGTAATTGATACGATAGATTCTCCAACCGGTGGTGGTTCTGAACGATATCTAAGTGAAGACTATATGTTTTGTCAAATGTGGCGTAAGATTGGTGGACAAATTTGGTTATGTCCTTGGATGAAAACTCAACATATCGGCACATATGCCTTTAGTGGTAACATGCCTGCTGTTGCAAATTTCACAGGTCGTCTATGATACCATACAAATATAATGAACTTGCTCTCTTGCAAGAATTGAGGCAGTATATTGATGGCACATACAATGAACACTATTCTCAAAGTAAAGTTCAAACTACAGAATTTATTATTGACAATGGTGACGGTATTGGATTTTGTCGTGGTAACATCGTCAAGTATGCTCAACGATATGGAAAAAAAGAAGGCAGAAATCGCAAAGACCTATTGAAAGTTTTGCATTATGCTGTTATAATGTTACATGTGCATGACCTTGAAACGAAGGAAAATAAATTATGAAACTCTCAAGTGAAACTCTTGGCGTACTAAAGAATTTTGGCAACATCAATGCTGGTATTCTTTTCAAAAAAGGCAAGACGCTAAAGACCGTATCAAACCATAAAAATATTCTTGCTGAAGTTGTTATTCAAGAAGATATACCAGTTGACTTTGGTATCTACGATTTGAATAACTTTTTGTCCGTTGTATCAATGCACAAAGACGACCCATCATTTGAATTTGAAGACAAACAAATGAGAATCGTTGGTAACAAAGGTCGTTCAAAAGTCACCTATCGTTTTTGTGAACCAACAATGATCACTCTTCCACCAGAGAAACAAATTGCAATGCCTGATCCAGAAATTACATTTTCTTTGACGGCTGAAGATTTTGATTGGGTTCTTCGTGCAGCTGCCATTCTTGATTCACCACAGATCGCAATTGAATCTGATGGCACTAAGATTAGTATTGTCACTCTTGATCTACAGAATGATTCGGCACACACAGACTCTCTTGAAATCACAGGTGGTGATCGTAACAAGTATCGCATGGTGTTCAAAACAGAAAATCTAACTAAGATTCTTCCTGGTTCTTATGATGTTTCAATTTCTTCAAAAGGCATCTCTCATTTCAAGAATAAGAATGTGAATCTACAATATTGGATTACAACAGAAGCTGGTTCTAAATTTGAGAAAGGGAACTAATATGTCTTTGAAAATCTTTACAAATGCCTTCAAAGGAAATCTAACCGAATCAATCGCTATCAATTCAGATCATGTTGCTTCGGTCTTTGAGATCCCTTGGGTTGATGATGAAAGTGGAGAAGAAACAAAAGCGACAAGCATTTTTGGTGTGACTGGAACTTCTTGGCAAGTTCGTGACTCATACCTTGAAGTGATTGCTCGTTTGAATGAGCGTGACTAAATTATGATTTTTGTGAAAGAACTATATTATGCAACATCTTTTGTGGACCGAGAAATATCGGCCAAAGACAGTAGACGATTGTATTCTGCCAGAGCGCCTCAAGAAACCATTTCAAGAATATGTGAATCAGAAAACGATTCCAAATCTTCTCTTGAGTGGCGGTCCAGGCGTAGGCAAAACAACAGTAGCGAAGGCTCTATGCAACGAAATCGGATGCGACTATCTCGTAATCAATGGTTCTGACGAAAGCGGTATTGATACTTTTCGTGTCAAGATAAAGAACTATGCATCGTCAATGAGTTTGTCTGGTGGCCGCAAGGTCATCATCATTGATGAAGCTGATTATCTCAACCCTAACTCTACACAACCTGCACTAAGAAATGCGATTGAAGAATTTGCAGGCAACTGTTCGTTTGTATTTACTTGCAATTATAAAAATCGTATCATAGAACCACTTCACAGTCGATGTGCAGTTATTGAATTTGGTTTGAAGAATGGTGAGAAGGCCAAGATGGCTTCTGCCTTTTTCAAACGAATTCAATCAATTTTGCAAAGTGAATCGGTCGACTATGATGACGCCGTAATTGCTGAGTTGATCAAGAAACACTTTCCTGACTTTCGGCGTGTGTTGAATGAACTGCAACGATACTCTCAGTTTGGTAAGATTGATACTGGTATTCTGTCGCAGATTGGTGATGTGTCAATTAGTGAGTTGGTCAAAAACATCAAAGAGAAAGACTTTAGTTCGATTCGTAAATGGGTTGCGTCAAACGAAATTGATTCAAATACATTGTATCGCAAACTCTATGATGCGATGTATGAATTCATCAAACCACAATCAATACCAGAAGCAGTTGTCATACTTGCAGGTTATCAGTACAAGGCTGCCTTTGTTGCAGATCAAGAGATCAATACTGTTGCCTGTCTCACAGAATTGATGGTGAGCTGTGAGTTTGTATGATTATTGATTTTGATACTTA